TCAATTTAATTGTTTAACGAGAGAATAAGCCAGACAGGTAGAGAGAAATATATATAAATTTCTTTGCCGTTTGGCTTTTTCAATTTTACTTTTTTCCTCTTTGGCGTACAGTTCGAAGGATGCATTCGCATTCTTCAATAATAGCTCCGTCGTCTTCGATTTGGCTTGCCAGGTCTCCAGCTCTTTGTGCAGCAGATTTAACTTCGTCTGCTGCTTTTTCAATTCCTCGTTGTAGGTCTTGTTGTGATTTTTGAGCGTCGCCAAGTTCAGCTCTAATTGTGTTAGCTCGGTCTCGCTGATCTGGTACATCTTCTGGGTGACGGCTTCTGCATATCCAGAGTAGGGCGCCGAAAAACAGCACCAAAAAAATAACCATACAAGCAAGCCTTTTGTTTTGATTGTCATTCATGGATTCCTCCAATCAGAAGCAATAATTTCCGTCAAACTCACAACCGTTGATTAAAAAGCGGTCAGTGTATTGCCACATCTTAGCGTTAGGCCAATCGCAGCTGCCGCCCCATTGCGCGCACCAATATGGCACGTAGTCGGCCAATTGTTTCGTGGCGATTTTATTTCCCAGCCAGTCAAGAGATGCGTAAATGCCGCAGCTGTAGCCTGCCGCGTTAAGAGCTGAGACGAAGGCAGAGCACATAGCTGTCAGCTCTGCCGTGCTCGGCATTCCGTGGCGTTGCTTATAGCCATCTGCGTCCTCCATATCATACCAAACGCCCATGTGGAGCTTTTCCGGAGTCAAGCCGCAGTCAATCAATGTTTGGATAACAAATTCAGCTTCCTTACGAGCGCTTCTGGTGTTGAGAGCGTAGCTGTAAAAGTATACGCCGATTTTGAGGCCGTGCAGCAGAGCATTGTTAACATTTCTGTATAATTCTCCATCAAGATGTCCGTTACCATAACCGATACGGATAATAGCGAATTGTACACCGCTGTGAGCTACTTCCTGCCAATTTACATGACCGTTATTTTCCGATACGTCAATTCCTCTTAGCATATTTATACCTTCTTTCTTTTGATAACATCAACTAATCCTTGTACAGCCTCAACGCCAGCAGCGTTGAGGTTTTCTACTATACTTAGTAATTCCGTTGCCGTTAAGTAACCAATAATGGTTCCTACTGCCCATGTTGGTTTATACAGCTCAACCATAATCAGATCTGCACTGGCAGCTGCCATGACGCACAAAAGATAGACGCAAATTTTACCTAAAAATCTGTGCTTCATTACTTCGGAGGAAATCAATCCTTTGCTGCGAGCTACTTTTATACCGATAAGCGATTGCAGCACAGTAGGATTTTGTCCTTGGCTTATGAGATAGTCATGGGCGATAGCAATCCACTTAGTTAAACAGTCCAAAAACACAAGAACGCTGAATGCGTAAAAAAGAATAGCATGTTTGTGTAACAATAGAGCTAAGATTGCTGCTAATGTTACCTTATAGCTCCAGCCATAATAAAGAGTTTGTGCTGCAGCTAGTGCTGAGTCAGTAAAGAGTCGGTAGTTCATAAATACCCTCCTAATTTATAGAAATAGTGTCGATTTCGTCTTTGCTTTGTGCAGCTTCAACCTGCGCCTTGGCGGCTCTATACGCTGTGTGCAAAGCATTACTACGCACAGCAACAGCGGCAATAATCATACGCAGGTCCTGAGCCGTAACCACCGCATCCTCATTGTCTGCCGTGGTCCAGCTAATTTTAGCGCCATCGCCCTGCACATCGAGCGCAATAATTGCAGCGGCGATGCGGTCGCGGGCTTTGCTATCATAATCATACAGGTGCCCGCCGTATTCAATCGGCTCGACCTCTTTGCTGTCACGCTGACGCTTCAATTCCACTATTTTGCGAGCGCGGATGTTTTCAATCGGCTCTTCCGCTTCCGCCACGACAACGCCCAGCTGCTCTAAGTCAGTATCAGATATTGTGCGTGGGATAAATGTGCCGTCATGCGCCAGTGCCTCTGCCAAATCGTACAAGTTATCGTAGCTGTTAGCCTTGTATGTATACGTTTTCATTATTTGATTTGCTCCTTACTTAGTTAAAGATGATTTCTACTTTAAATTTCTTGCCTGCATTAGCAGCAGTAAACATACTTGATATATTTGACGGCACACGTTGCACGTAGGTATAAAAGCCCGTCAAGATACCTTGATATGACATTTTGCCTACGGCAAGGGGTACAGTAATGCCTGTTTCCATAGGCGTGATATTTAACGCAATATTACGACTACCACTCGTTACGCCTTCTTCTTTAAAAGCCACATCAAGCCAACCACCATAATAAGATAACATTACCAATGTTACCGCTCTACCATCATGCGTAACATTACCTGTAACCTCGCCATAGTTGCCATTATTGCGACTATACCCGTACTGACCACTTTGCTGTCCCATGGTCATTATAAAGGCATTCTCGGTGACATCACCACCGCCACTGCTGGCAGATTTTTTAATAAACATTATGCGGTTAAGTCCCATAATTGTCACCTCATGTCAGCTTATTAGCCTGTACGATGCTGGTCAAATTGCTATTGCTGTCCTTGGTCATAAGGATGTTGAGCAGCAGGCCTGCGCTGGTGATTGCTAAGTCGGAAGCAGCACCGATGTATTTAACCGTGCCGCCGTTGGTGATGGACAGCGCATAATCACCGCCGGCAGTGATATAGGCTGTAAACACCGTTGACTGATTGCTGCCGAGCAGTGCTGATAACGTCGCAAGGTTAAGAGTAAACGCACCAGTCGCATAATAAGATGCTGCTGACGTAGATGGGCTGACGGATGATGTGCTACTGTTAGGCGTTGTATACTGCTCATAACCAAGAGTTGCAAGGTTAAAGATCTGCTGTGCCCGCCATGTATTCTGCCCGGATGTCGTGACAAAATTGGCAAGGTCTGATGTGTTAGCTTTGCCGCCAACAGCTGTCTGTACAAAAGCAGTTGTCGCTATCTGTGTAGTATTTGTTCCAGCGGTCGCAGTAGGCGCTGTCGGCGCGCCTGTCAGCCGTGCCCCGCCGTTCCAGCCGTTTCCGTTGATGTTACCGACTAAAACGGCGCTTGACTTAGTGCCGGAGGTGCATTTATAAAAGTTCCAATTAGGGTCGTATTCGTAAAAATCCACGCTGTCATGCCCGGAACAACCAAAATCAACGGCGTGATAATAGGTATTCGCATCACCCTCGCCCCTAAATTTGCGGCACTGAAAATAGTTGGCTGCCCCTGTACCAGTCTGGAAATTAGTCGCTGTGATGCCACCGTTAACAGTACCGCCTGTTAACGGCAAGTAATCACCTGAGCCACCGCCGCCGCCACTAACAGTAATTGTTACATTACCGTTACTATCCGGTGCAATGTTATTGACAGATTTTACCACACCGCTAACTTCGGATTTTTTAGCATATGTATCTGTGATTATATTTCCGGAGCTGTCTCTTGTCGCATAGGCAGCTATACCGGTTTTATCAAGTTTATTGTTTACGGCCGTATAAACAGCTTTGTTAGCAATCGGGTTATTCGATGTGCTTGATAACGTGGTATCAACAGTAATATTTGGTCCTGTCCCACCGCCACCGGTGCTAATATTGATGTTACCATTGGTATCAGGCTCTTGGTTATTAATCGTTTTAACATAGCCACTGAGGTCTGACTTGCGGGCATAAGTAGTAACAATTACATTTCCGTAACTGTCCTGCGTAGCTTTTGTAGCAGCAGCTGCCGTACCGGTCTTGTCCAGCTTATTTTCTAAAGCAGCATAAACGGCCTTGTTAGCGATAGCGTTGCTTGATGTGCCGGATAATGTAGCATCAATAGTAATGTTAGAGCCTCCACCGCTGCTACTGATGTTGACGTTGCCGGCACTGTCAGGCTTCACATTATTGATTGACTTCACATAGCTGTTGAGGTCCGTTTTCTTGGCATATGTGCTGCTGATGATATTACCGGAGCTGTCCCGCGTAGCGTAGGTTGCCGTACCATTCTTATCTAGCTTATTGTTTAAGGCTGCATAGAGCACCTTATTTTGTACAGGGTTGGTACTTGTGCTTGACAATGTACTGTCTACAGTAATGTTTGTGCCACCGGTTCCGCCACCGCCGGTGCCAACATTAACAGTAACATTGCCGTTGCTGTCCGGTGTTATATTGTTGACAGATTTTACATAGGCTCTGCCGTTGGGTATCTGAGCATATAACGCATCGAAGTTGTTCATGATGTAATCTAAGATAGCGCTATTGTCAGAATTAACAAATGGTGTTTTCTTGCCATAGGCACCGGCGCGAATTATTTGGTCATATTCATCGCGCAGCTCGCCCGGCTGAAATGCTTGTGGTTTCATTTGTCGCCTCCTTAAAAATTGGTTACGTCGACTATCAAGTAATTAACTCGCACATCCATTTCTTTCCACATCGTCGGCGCTGTAATAGTTGTATCTTTGCCGCCACTGTTGTAAATCGGGAACGAATGTAGCCAAACAGCATTATCTAAAAATCTGTACCCCAGAACAGCAATTTCTCCGCCTGTCTGCGGATGATAATACCAGTTATACCACGGAGTAAGCGTCTGAGCTACGGCATACTGTCTGCCGTTCGGAATATCTTTAAGATGTTTGTATGGTCTACCAAGCCAACTATAATAATTGTCACCGTCAAAACCAACAACATCTCTTGCTATAATGTG